GTTCGAACAAAACGACCAAATCGTTAGACAACAATTCTTGGATAGTGTTAACCCTATCTTAGATTCAATTAGAAGAGATAGAGGTCTTTATGACTTCAGAGTAACCGTTTCTTCTACACCTGAAGACTTAGATAGAAATACATTAACAGGTAAGATATACTTAAAACCAACGAAGGCGTTAGAATTCATCGATATCGAATTCTTCATCACTCCAACAGGAGCTTCGTTCGAAAATATCTAACAAATTAAATATGGGGGGATAATATCCCCCCTTTAGCCAAATGAGAAAAGAGTTTACAGAAGGATTCAAAAGTGAAGGGGCACCGGACCTAAAGTATTATGCGTTCGATTGGGACGATAATATTGTTCACATGCCAACAAAAATTTTGGTCAAAGATGAGGGAGGTAATGAAGTTGGAATGTCAACTGATGATTTTGCTGAGTTTAGACATCTAATAGGTAAAGAACCATTCACATATAAAGGTAATAAAATTGTGGGATATTCAGACTCTCCATTTAGAAACTTTAGAACTGATGGGGATAAAGATTTTTTGGTGGATTCATTAAGGGCAAGAAAAGGACCGGCATTCGATGATTTTAGAGAAGCGATAAATAATGGTTCAATATTTGCGATAATAACTGCGAGAGGTCATAATCCAAACACTATAAAAGAAGCAATTTATAACTATATTATAGAAGGGTTCAACGGAATCGACAAAGACGAGTTAATTAAAAATCTTAAAAAATATAGGTCTTTTGTAGGTGAAGATGAAATGACGGACGAGGAACTTATCAAATCTTATTTAGAACTCAATAAGTATCATCCAGTATCTTTTGGAGACGACAAAGGAGCAGTTAATCCTGAAGAAGCCAAAGTCGAAGCAATGGAAGATTTTGTTAGTTATATTAAAGGAATGGCAGCAGTACTTAATAAAAAAGCATTCTTAAAAAAGGACATTGCTAATAAATTTAATCCAGAAAAATTATCAATAGGATTTAGTGACGATGATCCAAAAAATATAGAAGTAATGCAAAAGCACTTCAAAAATAAACCAGATAATATTGTTAAAACTTATTCTACTGCTGGAGGCTATAAGAAAGAAGTAAATTAAGAATACGGATCTCAAAAAAAAAGTAAATAGAAAAATTTTTGAGTACGGATATATTTATCTATAAAATAACAAAAACAAAAAAATTAAAAACACATGGCTGATTTATTAATGAAAATGCCGATTCCTTATGAACCAAAACGACAGAACCGTTTTATCTTAAGGTTTCCTTCATCACTTGGTATAAATGAGTGGTTTGTTGAATCTGCAGCAAGACCATCAATCAAAATTGCACCGACAGAAATACAATTCCTAAATACATCAACATTCGTTGCGGGACGATTCAACTGGGATCCGATTAGTGTGAAATTCAGAGACCCGATTGGTCCATCAGCGGCACAGGCACTTATGGAGTGGGTTCGTTTACACGCTGAATCTGTGACAGGTCGTATGGGATATGCAGCAGGTTATAAGAAAGATATCGACCTCGAAATGCTTGACCCAACCGGAGTTGTTGTGGAAAAGTGGATTCTTTATGGAACATTCTTAACAGATGTTAACTTTGGTTCATTAAGTTATAGTACAGACGCACTTGCAGATATTACTTGCAGTTTGAGAATGGACAGATGTGTGTTAGTCTACTAATTTATCAAGATACTATTTATTAAAAATAAAACACTTTTATATTTAACCGTAAAGTAATAAACTTTACGGTTAAATTTTTATATGGAAAATCAATCAAGAGATTACGCTCAAAACAACTTTTCGTTGCCACACGATGTTGTACCTTTGCCTTCACAAGGTGTCTTCTACAAGACTAAGAAAAAATCAATAAAAGTTGGATATCTCACCGCTAACGATGAAAACATTTTAATGGGTGGAGGAAATGACATGACTCAAACTTTATTGAGATCGAAAATATATGAACCCGATGTACGTATCGAAGATTTATTAGAAGGAGATGTTGAATCTATTTTAATTTTTCTTAGGAACACAGCGTTCGGGCCTGAAATGGAATTGAATTTATCGGACCCAATCACCAAAAAACCGTTCAAGGGTACTGTTAGATTAGATGAGTTGAATATAATAAAGGGTCAATTACCTTCTGAAGATGGAACATTTACAACCATGTTACCAAAATCTCAAACAAGTGTGAAATTGAAACCTATGACTTATGGTGAAATCATGGAAGTTCAAAAAATGGCCGAGTCTTACCCACAAGGTAGAGTAGCTCCGAAAGTTACTTGGAGATTGAACAAACAAATTATCGAAATAAATGGGGTTCAAGACAGGGCAGAAATTTCTAAATTTATTGACCAAATGCCTATCGCAGACTCAAAGTACATAAGAAAGTTCATGGATGATAATGAACCTAGATTAGATTTAACAAGAACAGTAATCGCCCCTTCAGGAGAGAAACTAACAGTCAATGTTGGGTTTGGGGTGGACTTTTTTCGCCCTTTCTTCTGATTATAGAAAGGGACAAATAGACGAATTCTACTATCTGAAAACACTTTTGGGCATTTCATATTCTGATTTTTTAATTATGCCGTTGTTTGTGAGAAAGTATCTTTTGGATAAATGGATTGAATTAAATAGAAAGGACTGATTTTTCAGTCCTTTTATATTTATATATATAATACAATATTATGTTTCAAAATACAGAATCGTCAGAAACTTCAGGAAGTAAATTCTCGGGTGGAAAAGACGCAAAAATAACGGATCCTATTGATTTTTTGGAATCTTACAAATCCTTGTCTAATGAGAGTATAAAAGTATTAAAGGCCTTTACTCAAACAAGAGAAAGAATTTATGAGATACAAACTGCTGTCGTAGACACATTACCTGGTATTAGAAGGTTAGGGGGAGATATTGGAGATGTTTCTGGTATCATCAGTAAAGTTGCACTAGAATCTAGAAGGAATGTCATTGCAACTTCCGACCAAGTTGAAAAGTTATTCGCAATTGAAAAAACTTTAGGTTTGGGAGCAGATGTTTTATCTAAGAGCTTCTTGGATGTTGGTATGAGTATTGAAAAAATACCTGAAACACTTGAAGATTCAATGAATTATGTTCAAAGTATTGGTGGTAATGCTAGGACTGTTATTACTGATGTACAAAAAAACATGGAACAAATGAACCGGTATCAGTTCGAGGGAGGAGTAATTGGTTTAACAAAAATGGCGGCACAGGCATCTATGTTAAGGTTTGACATGGCAACGACTTTCAAATTTGCTGATGATTTGTTGGATCCTGATAGAGCAGTAGAAGTATCTGCAGCGTTTCAAAGATTAGGAGTCACAGCAGGTAATTTGGTTGACCCATTCCAATTGATGAATATGTCAATTAATGACCCATCAGGGTTACAAGATAGTATAGTAGAAATTTCTAAACAGTTTACAGAGTTTGATGAAGAAACCAAAACATTCAAAATTAATCCTCAAGGGGTACTAACTCTCAGAGAGATTGGAAAACAAACAGGTTTGGATGCAAAAGAATTATCTAAAATGGGATTGGCGGCTGCTGAGTTAGACAGAAGACTTTCTCAAATAAGCCCATCCATAAATATCAAAGAAGAAGACAAACAGTATCTCGCTAATATTTCAAATATGAATGAAGGGGGTGAATATGAAGTTAAACTTATAGATGAGCAAGGAAAAGAACAAACTAGAAAATTAAGTGAAATAACACAAACAGAATTCGAAAAATTAATAAAAGAACAGAAAACTGGACCCAAAACTCTTGAAGAAACCGCTAAAGCACAGTTAAGATTAGACCAAATTCTTAGTACTAACGTATCTGCAATTAGGGGAGCAATTGCGGGTGGAGTCTTAACCGCAGAACCTATTCAGGATTTAGATGCCGTATTAAGAGAAGCGTTTGAAACAGTTGTAGGTACTATTAATGAAAAAATCACAACCCCTGGTGTGAGGGATAAGGTAACAGAAGCATTAGGGGGATTGAGTGGTATAAAAGATAAACTTACAGGGATTATCGCTGGAGGAGAAACCGATCCTGGTGAAATATTAAAAGAACTTACAGCAGGGGCTCAAGACAAATTGTTGTCCATGGGAATGGGTGCTACAGAAGAATTCAAAACTCTCGCACTTACACTGAAAGATAAACTTTCAGGACTTATGGATAAGTTTGAAGGGAGTTCAACATCTACAACAACTGCGTCACCAACTACATCGACAGGGCCAATTACCGTAGACGGACAAACAGGAGTGAATCCAAGTTTCAACCGAGGAGCCGTTCCAACCGCTCCACAAAAACCTATTAAAATTGAACAAGATGTAAACGTTAATTTTCAAAATCCGCCACCTAATTTAACACCAGATCAAATTAATAAAATTATTACAGAGGCTATTAAAAACATAAAAATGGTACTTAACGAACAAGCATTTAAGAATTATATGGCAGATCCTTCTAAAGTTTATGAATAATAAAAAACAAGAATATCCCTATTTATAAATAAAGAATATAGATGGCAAGTCCGTTAGATTTTGTAAATTCAGATGGGTTTAGAAAGAAACTTATTGTTAGGAACTTAACTCCATACGCTAAGGCTCCAAACAGACCAACACAACCTATTAATACTGAATATGTTCAGTCGGACACATCTGTGCAAGATAGTCCTGATAAGTTAATTGATGAGCCATCTTTTGCAAACAAATTATTTCCATTAAATCAATATGGTAATGAAGGTGGATATGAACAAGTACCAGATCCAGGAGCATTATTAAACACAAAATCCAATGAGGGTGAATATGGATACCAAGACGCAAATATAGTTGGTCAATCATTACCTGAATCTCAAAAGTGGAAACCCCTTAATGTTTTTTCAAATGGAAGCCAAGTCCAACTGGATAGTGCTGAGTTTTTTGGTTCATTAAATAGACCACTTACTACCAATCTTAATAATAATCAACCATATCCAACAACATTTGTATCCTCCAATTATACACCTGTATCAATATTATTGTCTCCTGATCCGAGTGGAAGTAATGGTTTATTAAGTCAAGATTCATTTATTGCTCGTTTAGGTGCCCAAACTTTGAGAAGAGAGTTTGAACAAAGAATCGCAGCCCAAATACGACAAGATACATTAGGAAGAGCAAACATTCTTAATGTTAGTAGTGGAACAGACTTGGTTAATATATTAACAGGTGTTGTACCTATTATAGAACCTGTTTATACTATTACAGTTACTGCAAACCCAATACTTGCGGCGGCTAACTTTGCACTAAGACTTGGAGGTAGTATTTTACCTGTATCTCCAATACCTGGTTCATATTTCGATCCTAATGTAACTTTAGGTCAACCAACAACCATACAACAATTAGGTAATGCTTTCAGACAAAGCGGTGTTGGTAGATTCTTTAACCGATTAATGGGTGGTGGTGAGACTGGATCACAAATCATGTTTAACAACATGGGTGCGGGCCAAAGGTCAAGACTATTTAAGAACATTGATTTCAATAGATATAAGCCAAACTTCCCAAGGAATTTTTTCCAAAGAGTTGGAGGAGCCCTTTTGGGTACAGTTTCGGATAATAGTAATTTTTATGTTGGAAGTATTAATTCCAATCCATCTCAAGTTTTTTCACCTGTAGGTGATGTTCCTGTTAATCAATTTGGTATTGAACAACAATCACCAGTTTATGGACCATCTGAATTAGCACAATTATACGAAGGGCCAAGTCAATCAGTTAGACTTGGTGCTAATGGGCCTACGTATAGTAATGGAGGTGGTATTGAAGGAGGGTTCACTTGGGTTTCTCCTAAATACAAAGGTAATGCGGGTAAGAAAGTAGGGCCTGGAGGTAAAATAACTGAACCTGATCAAGATTTCAAACCATCTTCATATAACACAACTGAATCTACAAATAGGACATTCAGAGAAGGGTCTATATTGGATAATACTCAAAGAATAATTGACAGTCAGCCTCAAGGTGGAAAACGTCTTCAACATGTTGGGAATGCAATAGACCAAGTAAGTAAAGTATTCAATGATGGATATAAAGAATTAACAAAAGGTTCAAGAGTTTATAGATACTTGGAGAATAATTCTGGACAAGAAATTGGTACGGAATATTGTAGAGTTTTCACAAAAGATGTTCCATATCTTCAATACAACGACTTACAGAAAACTGATGGTATCACAACTGAGGGAAGAAGATTTGCTTATTCTGTTTTGGATAAAACTTATAATTTGAACATTGCTCCAAATAAACAAGAAGGAGGACAAGATTCAACCAATATTGTTGGAACTATAAATAATGCGGTAGCAAAAAAATACATGTTTTCTATAGAAAATTTGGCATGGAGAACATCGAGTACTCCTGGATTTTCCACATCAGATTTACCTGTTTGTGAGAGAGGACCAAACCAAGGAAGGGTTATGTGGTTTCCTCCATATGATTTGACATTCACTGAATCAGTAACTGCGAATTGGAATCCAAGTGAGTTCTTGGGACGACCAGAGCCAATCTATACCTACAAAAATACATCTAGAACTGGTACATTGACTTGGAAAATAGTTGTTGACCACCCGTCAATCCTTAATGTGATTGTAAATAAAGTAATGAAGGGGGAAATTGATAATAATCGGATTAATAATTTGTTGGATTCTTTTTTTGCAGGTTGTAAAAAATATGATATTTACGCGTTAGCCAAACTGTATACAACAATAAATCCAAACGACTTATTTCAGTTACAACAAGCTATCACCTCTAAAGAATTAACAAGAGAACAACTTATTTACACACGTGGTACTATTGAAACAGGTTACAACGCTCCTAATAGTGGAGGAGGAGGACAACCTCTTTCTCAACAAGGTGGTGGAGGAAATACTGACTTGTCATTCAAAAGTTATGAACAACTAGGTTTTTATTTTGGAAACGACATCCCCGATGAAGGTACTGATATAAATTATACAGAGGAGTATAATAGATATACTACAACTGATAAAAATACGTATAAAACAAAACCTAACTCAGCAGAAACCCAAACATTCTTCGATACAGTAGTTACACCAAATTATAATGCTGTAAATGATTTGGCAATGAAATTGGGCAAGGCATTGGCAACAAACGAGGGAACAGTGACAATAGAAATTGACGCCAGTTGTTCTGCACCTGCAACTATTGGATACAACTTGAAATTGTCAGAACGAAGGGTGAAAGCCATGATTAAATTTTTTGCGGAAAACCCTAATACTAAACCATATATGGCACCTTCTTCACCACAAAGATTAATGGTACAACAAAGAAAGGCTCTTGGTGAACAAACAAATGCACAGCCAAAGGTTTTCGACAATTTGAATGGAACTGGTACACCACGTGAAGGTAAAATTATAAATTGTACTGACAAAGATGTTAATGTAAAAGGAGGTGATACTCAAGCAGGATCACAAGATATTTTTACACCTGCTGCAATGGCTTGTAGGAGAGCGTTTATTGCTACTATAAATTCTCAATTGAAAGCGCCTCAAACACCACCATCTACAATTCCAATTCCTGGCAGTGGTCCAGTCCCTTTGTTTGGTACTGTGGTTACAACAACAGAAATAGAACCCGTGATCACTGAGGAATGGAAGCCAAGAGACAATATAACCAAAAGAGTTGTACGAGCATTATTAACGGAGTGTGATTACTTTGAAACTATAAAAGAAACAACTCCAATGGTTTTTGATAACTTGAAAGATAAGTTGAAGTTTTTTCAACCGGCTTTTCATTCAATGACTCCCGAGGGACTGAATTCTAGATTGACGTTTCTACAACAATGTATGAGACCTGGTGATACAATTCCAACTGTTAACCCAGTGACGGATGGCAGTAACCCTGAGTTACAGTACAACAATGCAACAAATACATCTTTTGGAGCGCCTCCTGTATTAGTATTAAGGGTCGGTGATTTTTATAACACAAAGATAATACCTAATAGTCTTAGTTTAAGCTATGAGGGATTAGATATCAATCCAGAAGGAATCGGTGTACAACCTATGATTGCAACAGTTAATCTTAGTTTTAATTTTGTTGGAGGTAGTGGTTTGAAAGAATCGGTTGATAAATTACAAAACGCTCTTACATTCAATTATTATGCGAATACTGAAATTTACGATGATAGGGCGGATGCTACTGACTTA